TCCATTACTTCTACACGCATTATTTCTAATGCTTCTGGAGTAATATCTGGATCTGGAGTAAAGTTTTTTAGTTTACTTGCTGTATCTTTAGTAGACATTATCATCACCCTTTTGTTAACTTATACATATATTATAGCATCTATAGTATATATGTCAACCATTATTTAAAACCAAAAGAACGGACGAGCTCAAAAGAACCCGTCCGTTTTGTATCAAGCCTGATTCGCAGCCTTAATATATTTGCCATAACGATCATGGAATTCATCAAAACATTCCACTTCGTCTGGATCAATGGGCAATGAATACTGTGTTAGTGCGAGCTTAATGCCCATAACAACTAGTTCAGTATCAAAGTTATCCATCGAAAAGCGTAGGAAGTTGTTGACTTTGTCATCAAACTTCTTATCGCCGTTGTCACAGGCTTCTTTAAGTTCGTAGCAGAGTGAAACAGTCAAGGAATACATTGCACTGATTTCTTTAGTTTTCAGCTCTTTTACTTTGCCTGTTAAAATATCAGTAGGGTTAGGCATGCTAGACGCAACTTTACGGTGCGCCATAAATTTGACAGCCAGTCCTTCGCCTACTGCACCGGCTACAAGATCTGTAGTGGTGTTTTCGTCTAAGGCATCTTCTAGCAATTCGCTAACAAATGACCAAGAACGCGGTGTTGCAAAAGAACGTGATGAGCTTTTAGGATCAAAGTCATACAAGTCTTTTTTTGCAAAAGTCAAATAACCTACTACATCGGTGTGTTGTTTGTTATCGGCAGCCCAGCCAAACCAATCATCAAACGATACAGCAAGTTCCAAGTGAATAAAGCGGTTAGCCAACGGAGCAGGCATACGATATGTTACGCCTTTGTCAGCTTCGCGGTTACCTGCCGCAACAATCATAACATTGTCTGGCAATTTGTAAGTGCCAACACGACGGTTAAGGATCAGCTGGTATGCTGCCGCTTGTACGCTAGGCGCTGCTGAGTTCATTTCGTCTAGGAACAATACAATATTATCGTACTGTGACGCAAACTCTTCGCTTGGAAGTTCGTTCGGAGCACCCCAAACCATTGTACCTGAGTTGCTGTCAAAGTAAGGAATACCTTTAATGTCTGTAGGTTCCCAAAGACTCAAACGAATGTCAATAAGATGTGAGTTTGTAAAGCTATCGCTAATTTGACGTACAATATCACTCTTACCAATACCTGGAGGTCCCCAAAGGAAGATAGGACGTTTTTTTGTAAGTGCATGCTTGATGCTTGCTTTTGCGCTATTTGGGCTAACTGTACGTGTTGCAGTATCCATATTGTATTTCCCTCTGTGTTTATATCAGTGCATTTATTTAAACTATACATATATAATAACACATCTACAGGATTTGTCAACCATTATCTAAAAAAAGAACTTGTTTAAAAACAATAACTTAGGATTTATTTTGCCTAGTAATAGCCTTTGTTAGACCGTATTTGCGTAAATCGCCGCTAAAAAGAGTTAATTCGACTGCTTTCTTTTCGTTCGTTACTATAATACTTCTATTAGTTAGATAATATGGACAGTCAATAAACTTGTCAAGGTGTATAATTACTTGAGTAGATAAAGGAACATCTCTTGGATATGGAATATCATATGTAGCTAATTCTATTTCGGTTAATACATCAAATCCTGTTTCGGTTAGTCGCAATCCACCAGAGTCTTTATCTCTATTGTTTTTCCACCACAATGGCATGTATTCTGCTACAGTAGAACTATTAATGCTTTTTCCTAGTTCTTTTAAAAAAAGTTTAGTGTATGTTTCTTTCCAATTCATGACAATAACTTTTTAACACATTTATCCCAATTAAGGTTATTATGGAATCGTAAACTAATGCACCATCTTTCATGATCTTTCATATCAATAGTATGCGGAATGTCTGTTCTAACTAATGTAGGAGAGTTGCCTATTATATGTCTGTGTGTTTCGATTAGTGTGTCCCTAGGCCATTCATGATCAACATAAGCAAATGAGTCATTTGATTTATTAAATACAGTTTGAGGTTTTTCAAACCAAACCATTTCGCTGTCATCATGACCAACACACCAATTTAGTGCTGCTCCTAAAATAGTACCATCTGGTAACATATCGCAATGCGCCCCTGGATGTTGATATAGTGGTTTACGCATAAACAATTGCACAATACCAACTACTAGATCATATTGATTAAATAAAGATAGCAAAAAATTGTCTGTAAATATAATTTCTGGATCTAAACTCCATATTCCTATTTCGTCTTCTTTATATATTGCAACTTCGTTCTGTCTTCGAGGATTTGATAATATGTAATCTTTAATGTCTATTTTTAATGCGTCTGACACGTCTAAATTAACATTTAAGCAAGGATCTTTCATTTAATTTTCTTCCACAATTTCACCTTGAGTAAGTTTAAATACTGCAAAATTTTCGCATTTGAACATTTCGTTTAATTTTTTAGCAAGATTATGTGCATGACCCGGATTAGAAAAACTAACTTTCTTATACTTAGGGCCAGGATAATTAGTAAGTGCATTTGCACTTTTAAGATTAAATGGCTTTTCTTGATAGAATACAGCCCAAATAGCTTCTGCTTCTAAAACTTGTTCGCTCTTATAAGTTTTGCTGTTTATATTTTCTAAAATAACTGTTGGCTTTGGCCTACTCATATACGTAATCCTTTTAATTAACTACGCATATATTTATCTTTTTAAAACATTAACTACGCATTTAAAACTTAGATCCGCCATCTAAATTAATTTGTATAACTTCATCATTAGAATTTTTAGATTCTGCGACAAGTTTTTCTAAGTCGCCGTGCAATCTACTCATAACAGCACCTAGAGTAAATGCTAGTGTTTTAGCTGTTGCAATATCAAGTTTGACTTCTCTTGCACGACTTTGTTCAGCTGCCTTTACAGCATTTAAAAATTGTTGTAAAGGAATAGTGTTTAATGGTTCAACGGGTTGCACGGCTCAACTCCTGACGCATTTCTAATTCTGATTTAAATGGTCCTTTAAAATTATAGCGTTCAATTGTAATCAGTTTAGGACAAAAGCTTTTAACCCATCCTTTATCAAATTGAATAATATAGTAGCCGGCACAGTACGCACTCTTAGATTTATCACTTTTTGTAAACAGTGGAAGTTTACGTTTTACATCATACATTGTATTAAACGGGCTTACACTAGTTGGAAATTGGTGTACATCATATTTTTTTTCAACAGAATCTTCTACAGGAATCTCATCACTCCATAAAATGTCTTCACCAAATTTTTTCTTCATTTGTCGTTTATTATCAAAGAAACAAGTTTCAATACGACTACTGAATATATATCGATCATCATTCCAAGATAAAGTTCCAACTTTTTCTTCACCGTCTTCAACTATCCAAAATTTATCTTTTAATACAGGTTTTGCTTTTAATGTCATTTAGGATACCTCGCTTGTAATGGTTGTGCGTAAGATGCTGCTTGATCTGCAATACGTTGCATATCCCACTTAGCACAGAACTTCATAAGACGCATGCCTACTTGTGTAATTTCTTTAGGCTCTACTTCTGCAACAGTGTTATTAATTATCTCTCTAATGTCTGCAGGTTGTGCAGTCAAATCACATAATACTACATTGCGATTGTAATCATCAAGCACACGATGTTCGTCACCGTTGTGATCTGTCCAACGCTGTAGCATCATATTGTTCCAGTTAAAACCTTTAGACTGCTTGTCTTCAAATGCTTCATTTAGACCAACTTTATTCTTAGTGCCTTTTGTACGTACACCTGGATAAGCACTAAACACGTTATCACTAGTGTCGCCACGCATACATTTCTCAAACAACATAAATGCAGGATTAGGCGCAGCTTTAGGCTCTTTAGTTTTCTTATCAATGACAGGCTTACCTTTGTCATCAAAGTAACCTTCGTGTGTAATAGTCATGTTAGCAACGCCATTGTATTGTCGTACACGAGGACTAATAAGTTGTGCAAAGTCGCCATCTGTACTAACAATAACGTGATCGTCATTAGGGTGCGATTGTACCCAACCTGCAATCAAATCATCTGCTTCTAGTTGCGGATGCCGCATAACAGTACAGTTAGTCTTTTCGCTAACAAAGTCTTTAAACTCGTCAAACAACTCCCAAAACACAGTGTCTTCTTCTTGCTGTGCAGGAGTAAGTGCATCACGTGCTACTTGTCGATTGCGTTTGTAAGGCTCGTAGTAGTCTTTGCGCCAGCTACGTCCTTCCAAGCAAAATACAACATGATCTGCATTAAAGTCAGTCCATGCTTTTTTTACACTGTTAAGTGTAATATGAATTGCCATACCTGCCTTCGTATCAATATCGCCACGTACAACGTGCCGAGCTCTAAAGAAAGTATTTGCTGTGTCTACTAAGACATAAGTTGTCATTGTATTACCTTATATTGTGTTAATTTAAATATAGTATAACATGTTTACACACGATTGTCAACTAACTTCTGACTTGCCTTTAGCAATAGGAACAACATTAATATAACCAGCACCTCGATTAGTATCTTGTCCTTCTTCTTCAAGCATATTATAAACAATGTCTCTAAACCAACGATCTACAATTTCTTCTTCAGGATCATTGTCAACACCATATCCTGCTTGTACCAATTGTGCAATAAAGTATTCGTTCCAGTCAAGTTCAAAGAAGCCATTACGCACATTCTCTTCATTAACTTTAACATCAATAACATTTACCCAAGGCTCTTTGCGGCGTGTTGCATATTCTTTTGGATTTTTCTTTTTAAGAAGTTTCATTTCTTCTTCAGCAATACGTGCTTCTTCAACAGCCAATGCTTCTTCCTTAGCAGTAATACCTGTTAAGTCTCTTACTTTTTTATTCCACCAACCCATTATATTTGTTTCCTTATTTTATCGTACTGTTCTTGTGTAATTTTCTTGCCTTGGAGGATTTCTAAATCTTCCTTATTAAGTCCCCCAGGCATTTCCGAATAAGCTAATGTGGAGTCGGGGAGTGAATCGCCATCCTTTTTCCATACAGACTTGTGCAACCTCTTGAACGTTAAGGACATACTCTTCCGAGCGTCCTCCAAGCGGCATACAATATACTGGACACTCAACGCCGATGTCACGATATGCTTGCACAGCTCGCCCAGCTTCTTCAATGTCTGCACGATCAGCAACGACAAATTTAAGATAAAGGTCACTACCAGCAACAGTGGAATAATTAAGAGCAACATCAGGACGAATAGCATCTTCCCAAGATTCTCCACTAACGGAGAGCTTAGGGCTACAACTCCATGTGACTGTAATTCTGTCACTGTCATTGAGATAGTTGTAGAGGTCGTCGTGTAGAACTTGTGTAGTGTTTGTTTCAAATGTGACATTTTTTAAATCCTTCATACGTGGATGTTCGAACAGCTCTACGTAAAGACGTTGCCACGCTAACAACGGCTCACCACCTGTCATAATAAGATGGATATCTTGACCGTTATCCATTGTCCACTTGCCTTCTGGAGTAAGCGATAGCAGATGTTCTACTACTTCTTCAATCTCTGCAAGTTTGTTAAAGTCTTTAAACTCAGGATAGATACTTGCATAAGTGTCACATCCTGTATGAATGATAGGCAAGTCTGTAAACTTTTCAGTCTTTGCAATAATACCATCATCAAGTAAGTCTTTTACTTCTTGATTGTATCTTTGTCCGTTTGCGTGTTTCTCTGCACGACTAGGTTCATCTTTACCAAGTCCAAAGTTCATACAACGAAAGTTACAACCGAATGTACGCAGGAATACACTAGGTACTCCTACAAACTTGCCTTCGCCTTGCACACTATAAAATGCTTCTGAATATCTTAGTTTCATTGCTGACTTTCTATTAACTGCTTCATATGACGGATAACCTTTTTCAAATACTGGAGCCTCCATTAGCAGCTAAACTCCTGTTGTAGTTTGATGTTGTCAAAAAACTCTTTCTTTGTACCTGCATCAGTTTTAAATGCACCACGTAGTACAGTTGTTTGCGTTAGCGAACTATGTGCCATAATGCCACGATTCTCACAGCAGCCGTGTGTTGCTTGAATGTACACACCTAAGTGTTCTGCACCAGTTGCTGCTGC